GTAACAAGCCAATAGATCAAATTCTCCATTCTGAAAATGTTAATGATGTTTTCCCAATTCACGTTGTATCACCCTATCCCTGTATGTGGCTAGATAAGCTAGCACTTCTTTTAGAAAGGGCATGTATTTCACGCCCAATTCGGTATTCCAATTCTTCTTATATTCAATCATCATCGACCGCCACGGTTCTTCTACCACCAGTTCATATTTACCCACCCGATCCACGTGATCCAGGATGCCTCTGACTCGCAAAATGTGATAGTGCGATTTTTGTGGTTCTGGATAGTTAATTCTCATTTCATAGTGTTCGACAAAACTTGATAGGAATCGTCCCAACATGCTAGTCAAATCGATGTTCTTGTAGGCTTCGTACTCGGCTCGATAATCTTCATTCAAATAGATGAGGTTGTCTTTTTGTGATAAAACTTCATCAATGTAGGCTCGGTCATATAGTGGGACGGTTGGATCAAGATTCTGCTTTTTTAGATAGACGTCACGGCCGTAGGCAAAGATGTCGAGTGAGCCTAGGCTAAGGTGCACATTCCCTTGTAATCCATCAAGCACAACCGTCACGTCATCGTCACTGTTCTCGTCATCCAATCCAAATGCGAGTGACCCACAAAAGTAGATAAACATGACGGTTGTACCTGGAAACGTCCCTTGAACGATTTCAAGGATGCTAGCCTTGGATTGGTTCTTCTGTTTCACTTGGATCATGAGCAATCGGGGTGACCGATTCGACAACTTCGAGGTCATCAAGGGCATCCTCGAACCCGACCACATTGGCTTTTAGCCAAAGATAGCCTTGTTGAATCGGATTTGAGTTTTGAAATAATGGCCAATCGGCGACGGGGATCTCGATGTCGACTTCTTCGAGTGGGACACTTTGGTTGGCTCGGGCTTCTTTCGTGTGATAGGAGGCGACACAAAGAACAGCTTTTTTGGTGGCGTAATTGATGTTGAAGGCAGTAATTCGGTGATAGGAAAGCGATACTCCAAATTTGGAGTTCATGCTTTTAATGATGGCCATAGTTAAACCTACTTTCTTAATGTGCGATAAATCGTCACAGCGATGAGATCGGGTGTTCCAAGGTTGAGTCCAGGATTGATGTACAGATTGCCTAGCAATCCGTTGAAAGTGTGCACAAAATCAGCGAGCGAAATCGTCGCATCGCCTTGTCCAGTGACGGTCGTCACGGCCTTACCATAAGCAACCCACTGCTGGGTATCGGTGAGTGAGGTCGCAAACGTCGGAGAAATCTCAAAATCAATGACTTTCGAGATACCGCTTGTGAGCGTGGTTCCAGCAGAATGCATGTCTTGAATAGTGTAGGTAGAAATGTTGCGAGCTGATGTTTTGGAAATCGTCCCTGCTACATCATTCGAGTACGTGCACAAATACGAACCAAGCAAGTTCGATAATCCTGCGGTTCGATACAAGCATGAAGTGGCTGACACATCTGAGGTCGTGCCTTTGGTAGATGCAATGACATGAACTTTATAGATATAAGCGGGATCAAAGGTCAATGAAACACTCGCCGTATAGCCATAGGCTTCATAATATACGACCTTCTCCAACTCTCCCCCTACCTTCACAACTTCGGCTGAATTTCGGGCGTACAAGGCGTTGTTGGTGTAATCAAAGGCTAACTCGCCCACGTACGGTAAACTCGCCGTCGTGGGCTTTGTCGTGCCTCGTTTGACCCGAATCGTGGCCATTAGTACGTTCCGCCATCAATGATTGATGACGGTTGAAGAACCTTTGAAGCATCCAGTCCGATTTGGTATTTCAGGACGTTTGGTGTATAACCTGTGTCAACGAATTGATAAACTTTGATGGCATCGGCGATGACGGCTGCATCAAATGCAGCTAAGGTTACTGACTCTGACCCTGAACCATCCCAAATGCGAGTATTCACCACATTGGCGAGAACGATTTTTTGCCCCGCAGTCAAGTGGACGTCGCTCGCCGTGTGAGTGTTGAAGGTAGTCGTTGAAACCCCTCCAAGCCCTGCTAGAGTGACAGTAACCGCTCCCGTTGAACCGTTAACACTTGTGACGACGTCGGTCGGCGTGAGTAACTCTTGCCAGTTGGCGAGCGTCGAATACCCTGTTGTTTTCAAGATGAAAGATTTGCTCAGGTCCGTTCGAACTGCAACGTCGCCTTCTTGAGCGTTCGACAAGGCGAGCATTTCAACTTGGCTGGCGACGACCCAGGTGTTGGTGATAGCGACCTTCGGGATAACTGAGTCAGCTAGCTTTCCGCTGGCATCAAGAATCGGGACATTACCACTGGCAGTGCCTGTATTCTTAGTCGCTGCAGTCCCCAGTCCGAGGGCGGTAATCTTGGTATCGATTTGAGTATCTACTTTGGCAACCCCAGGAATTTTCAAATAGTCAGAATCGGCGAGTGGGACACCAACACTACCGACCTTATCGGTTTTGGCAATGTAAAGATGCTCTCCATTGAAGTCAACTTGCGGTTCACCTGCTTTAATCGTTCCGACCGACCCAACAAGGGGGCCTGTTCCTGCAGTTGTTCTACGCTTAATTTGTATTGTGGCCATGATGGCTCCTCCTTATTTTTTGATAAAAGCCGAAGTGACTCGATGGGTTGTATTCCCACACGATAAAGTCACAAGGCCACTTGCATAGGAAATTCCTAACGAGTAATCCGCACCTGCATATCGATATCCAACCGAAGTGCTCGATCCGACGATCAAAAAGAGCAATTGTCCTGGAAACGTCACGACCGTAGTGTTTTCAATCACCACATAGATAATTCTCTGGCCAAGGCCAACTGAGTCGACATCACCGAATCGATAAACCCCATTGCTAACCTTGGTTAAGGTCACTCTGAAAGGATAATAATTGAGTCGTAATTCTTCCTCAAGTTCATCCACTCGAGCTTTATCCGATGTAATCATGTGACGTTCAAACTCAGCGATGAGCGAAACAGATGTCGTTGTTTTTTGATAGGCACAAAGTGCCAGTTCATAGACTCCATCGATGGTCTGTAGATTGGTCACTGCAAGCGTTGGATATGTGCCAATCGCTTCTTTGATGTAAATCTGAGCGGTATTGTTGATGGTGTCCACCGCCAAGACTACATACCCATATTTACTGGAATCGGGCGTAATCGATACGGTCGTCTGGTTTTCAATGAAGATAATTCGACCATAGATTGACACATACCCATCGAGGAACGTGATCGTGTTATTTGCCAGAGTAAAGGAGCATTCTTGCTTGAGTCCTTTCAAGATGCCGACATCCTTTGAAAAAAGATAGTGATAAAGATCGGCATCGACCTTTGAAGTCACATTGGAGCCATCGAAAGTAATTTTTTGAATTCCCATTAGAATTCACCTCCATCGAGATCTGCGATCCCTGTTGTTGAAATCGAAATGTTGCTCACTGCCGAGTTCACACTCTTGTTGAGCAGTTGAATCTTCTCGGTTAGCTTGATGCGGAATTCCCCGAGTGTAATTGTGGCTTGGTGGAACCCGTTCTTAAATTTGATGCTCGTCACGACTGAATCATAGATTTGATCGTTATTCCGAAATTCGACAAAATCACCGAGTTGAAAATTGGTCATCGGTTGGATGACATCATTCTCGGTTTTGATAGAAAAGGTGATGTTGTGATCAAGCTTCGAGGAGATCATCTCGGATTGAGCCTTGGTGAGCAAGTTGGGATAATCTGCGTCAGCGTAAATTGATGCTTTCGGGCGGACATTTTTGTAGCGTTGTGGGTCGTCCACATTTGTGGTGATTTCACCACTCGTCAGCAAGCAGAAACTCACTATGTTACGGTTGGTTACATTCTCTATCTTTGGATGATAGGTGAGTTTGTTGACCATCTGACTGGAACTATCATTGATAACGAGGTCTTGAATGGCAAGATAGTTACTCTTTAATTTGATGCCTCGATTCACTTCACTGATACGAAAAATGATGCCCGTTATGCGTCCTCGGAGATAAGTCGCTTCTGAGGAAAGGCGAAGCCCATAAGTCTTTGTTATCAGTTCCATGACCGAAGACAACGGCATGATCTTATCGGGTTCAAAGGAGAGGTCCCCTTGAACTGATGCATCTTTTACGATCGTCAAATAGGACAAGTTTTGTAGTGCGTCCGAACTTGTTTTGAAGTTCTGCTTGAGAAGCGTTTCAAGATAGGTGGCAAGATCGCCACTATAGCTTTGAACAGGAACTTCAATCGAGAAAATCTCCCGAAAATCGAGAGCATTGACTGTTGTTTGATGTTGGTCAGCGACCTCAAGTCGTTCTACTATTCCGATGAACGATGTTGCACCACCTTTGAGTACGACGATATCGCCTATGGTCGTGTTCAACTTACTTTTATTGACCACGAAGGTCGATTTGTGAATGATGACAAGATCGAGGCTGATTTCAAAGATTTTATCGACATAACCATAGTCTTTGTAAGCGAGAGTATTGCGGTCGAGGAAAAGCAACTCCATGACTACACCCCCAGATATCCTTCAAGCATCGTAATGCGACAAATTGTCGCACTCGCAACGCCAGGTTTAAACTCAACTTCACAACTTCCTGGATCTACGAAAAGAAAATTGTCACAGCTGAAGTCTTGTGATGCATAGATTGAGATCGTTGCCCCGTTATCAACTTGGCGGATGAACTGATGGTTGGGAATGGCCGATACATGGACCTCGCCCGACGTTTGCGAATGGTATAAACGCATCATCGAAACGATTTGATCACCTTTGCGAATGATCACCTCAGGTTCATCGATCGCTCCGAAGATTTCAATTAAAAGAGGTGCCTTTTGAACACCTCGGTTGATCAGTCGGATTCTACCTTCATAGGAAGCAGAGTAACGATAAGGATAGATGTATGGGTAGACTTTGCCTGTCGTATCTTCATTTACTTGAATCGTAAAGACTTGTGACTTCAACCATAGTGACAGCTTCTGAAAGGTGATTTGACTTTGTAAAGCTCCTGCGATGAGTTCCTGCTTGGAAAGGGTTTTTACATCGATATAGCAGAATGCGGAGTCATTTGTTTCATAGACAAGTTTGAGTCCTTTCTCTCCTAATTTCAGGTATTCAAGAAACTCGGTGTAACTGCGATAACCTTTCATGAAGGTGAGCGTCGCTTGGATTTCACTGAGGGGTTGCGTTTGGTCCACTCGATCATAGAACGTGTCGTATTTTAAATAAGTCATTTCTTGGGTAAAGCCTAGACCCGATAAAGCACTGATGAGGCATCCGCTTCGATAATCAAAGTTGAAGCGATTCCCTGCAGTGTTTTCTAGATACAATCGACGAATCATATGACGCTTCCTCCTAACGCTCGATTGATGGAATCCACATCAAACGTTGGCGAAGTGGTATTGATGGTGATTTGGTTGGTTGTTGTGTTGGATGTGTTACTGCTCGTGGATTGTTTGCTTTGGTTCTGTTTGAGATTGAAGGCACTTCCAAAGAAGTCACCGACTTTGCCAAAGAACCCACCCACCTTATCCACCGCACCTCCGACAAAATCACCCACGCCATCGGCAATCCCCGTAAAGAAGTCGCCGACATTTTCTACCACGTTTCCTGCAAAATCGCCCACGATATCCGCAACTTCACCAACCTTCGATGGAAGATCACCAATCCACTCAAACACCTTCGATAGGAACTCGACAATTTTCTGAACAACAGCCAGAACGGGTTCGAGCACTTTTTTAAGTACCTGGATAGCAGGAATTAAGACAGACGCCAACACCTGACCGATGACCTCGATCAAAGGGGCTAGCATAATGAGGATTTCAGCAATCAACTGGATAATCGGAATGAGGGCTGGAAACAATGCTTCGATAATGGGAACAAGTGCTTCAACCAACATGATCACGAGATCGATGATCGCTTTCATGATTGGTGTTAAGGCTGTAACAAGTGAATCAACAACCTCCATGATGGGAGGGAGTAATTGGAGGAGGGTCTCCCCGAGTTTGGCAAGTAGGGCTCGGAAATCTTCACTTTGAAAAAGAGCCATCGCCAGGATAGCAATCAAAGCCCCGATTCCCAGGGTGGCAAAACTCATGCCAGTTCCCGCAATCATACCCGATGCTCCTACTGCTTTTAGAGCACCCGAAACAATGTTGAGAATCGGCCCTACTTTCCCAATGATGGTGAGGACAGGCCCCAGTGCAGCGAGTAGACCAGTAATCGTTAGAATGATCGTCTTCGTTCCCGAATCGAGATTAGCCCATTTCTCAACCCAGCTTTTCAATGTGGGAATGATTTCTTCACGGACTTTTTTCAGCAAGGATTGGAGAATCGGTAACACTTGAGCGGAGATATCCATGGCAAGACTCAATATCGATTGTTTGGTCTGATCCAGTGCGTCAGTAAAATCTCCCGCAATTTGAGCTTGTTCGTTCGTAATGACACCGAGTTCCTGGGCTTCATCTCTGAGTGAATTGATAGCCTGTGTTTCACTCGACAAAATCGGTAAAATTTCTGTGCCGATTTTATCGCCGAAGAATTCGTTGGCAATCCCGACTCGAAGGGATGCGTCCTCAACTCCTGCAAGTGCATCTCGAATAATGTTGAAAGCTTCATCAGCATTCTTACCCTTGAGGTCATCAACTGTTAAACCGATAAGAGACAGGCTTTCCGAGACCTTATCCCCATTTCCCATGGCGATATCGCCAAGGATACCATTGACCTTCACAAAGGCCTTATTTAGGCTTTCTGTGGAGCTTCCAGATATCTTGGCAACGTAGTTCCACTCTTGAAGTTGCTCGGCTGTGAGCCCAAGTTTGGAGGCGGTATCGCCAATTTCATCGGCAGTAGATGCAGTCTTCACCGCTAGCGTTGTCAGTGCTGTAATGGCTCCCAAAATAGGAACCGTAATGGATTTGGTAAGCGTTGTGCCTAGCTTCTCAATCTTCTGAAAATTGGCGTTTCCTAAATCCGATATTTTCTTTTTGGTATTATTGAGCTCGTTATTTAGCTTTGATACTTCTGCTTCCGTAAAGTCGACACTACGTGAGAGTTTGCGGAATTCATCTTCACTCATCTTGCCAATCTTGACGGCTTCCTTGGCTTTGATGAGTTCGTGATTTTGGGTTTCAAGCTTCTGCTTGGTGGCAAGCAAGACGTCATTCAGTTTCGCTTGTTTTTCCCGCCACAAAGTGACGTTCGAACTATCATATTTGAGTTTTTGATTAATCGCTTGCAGGTCTTTTTGTTGGCCCTTCAGCTCTTTATTGATATCCTTGAGTTCGTTTTCTAAATCACGGCCATCAAGGGATAATTTGATATTCAGTCCGCTAACTGTTTCTGCCATCTTGCTCACCTCCTTACATCAAAAATGCGTCGATATCTTTTTGTGTCGCTTTTCGGGAATTGTCTTTTCCCCCGATGACTTGCATTTCGAGTTCGATCAACTGCAAGTACACCGCTATATCAAAATGTTTCGCATCTTCAATCGAAATGCCTAGATGAGCCAGATTAAAGATGATGTTGGCGGTAGCACCAAACTCTGACTCATCACTTAGGCTGTGGGGTTGGTTTGGTGCCTTTTTGTATATTTCCGAGCATGTCTCCAATCGTCGCCGACAAGACTTGTAGTTCTTCAGGATCACTCAAAATCGAGAAATCGAGCGACATCAAGAAATCGTTGTACGAGGTCTTGCTGAAGGGACGATGCAGGACATAGATAATACGGAAAATCGTGTCGATCACCAAGGAGAAATCTTCTTCTTTGATGGTCTTGCCCTTTTCAAGTTTCTTGATGTCACTGAAAAGTTCGGTTCCGAATACGTTGCGATAGTCGATGATTGTATAAAGTGAGGAGTGAAGCTTTAATTCTCTCTCCCCTAGTTTTAATGTTTTTTCCATGATGTTCCTCCTACACTAAGGTGGGCAACGTCGGAGACGCAGTGAGGAAGTTACCATAGTTGGTGTCTCCCACGCTCGCAATCACTCGCAAAATCAAGTGAGCCCCTGATTCAATCGGACGTGCAGTGATGGATAATGAGATCGAGTTTGCCTCAATCGAATCGGCTTTAGATTTGCTCGCATCGCCCGAGGGAGTTGCCGTGCAAAGGTAATACCAAATGCGACGAGCCTTGTTATCGCCTTGGATTTCATAACCCAATGCAAAGGTCTTGGTCTCATTGTTGATGACTTCGACGATGTTGCCATTTGAGTCGGTCTTGAACCCAAAAATATCCTTCTTAAAGTCATCATCGATTTCGGTAAATTTCAAGGTGACGGTCGTTCCTGAATTAGAAACGAGGGTGGCGATGACTTTGTCATCAGCGTAGACCTGGGTACTTCCACCGATGGCTTCGGTCGTAATTTCTTGAGCACCCGACAGACGCTTTGGCGATCCGAAAACCCAGGATCCGTCTGTTTCCTGAGTGGCGAGTGCATAGTGGACATTGGTGAGTCCAAAAGTAACTTTATTGCTCATGATTAATCCTCCATTTTGATTTCATAAACTCGGTTGATCGAACTATCTTCATTGAAGTATTCGGTCACCATTTGATAATTAAAACCCGACAACATCAACGCTTCTTCAAGAAGTTCTTCCATCGTCGGTTCTTTCCGTTCTGTAACTAGCGTGATTTGTAGGGTTATTATCCGAACGAAAGTGACATTGTCCGCATAGGTAACTGCCCGATTGCTGACTTCCTGATAGACGATAAACGGATACACTTCGTCCGTCTCATCCACTCGGTTTGTGCCATAAAACACTTTATTCGGTAAAACACCATTCAATAGGTCATAGATGATTTGAATTTTACTCATCGATATCCTCCTTGAACGATGCGTTTCATGTCGTCTAGCATTTCTTTTGAGAACGTGTCAAAAGCAGGACGCATAAAAGGGCGTGGAGCCACGAACTTTCCTCCACGATGGGTAAACCCAAATTCAAGAAGGTGTGTAAGTCTCCCCATTTCTTTTGAGAAAATGATTAATGTCTTGTCAATGCCCGTTCCATTGGGAACAATGACAAAGGAGTCGGCATACGCACCTGATTTGCCACTTCTAGGAGCGTGCATTTTGATGTAATCTACAATTTTTACAGCAGTATCGTCCAGTGATTTTTCGAGGGAAGCTTTGACCTCTTCGGTATAGGCATTAACCTTTGCTTCGATAGCACTCGCTAAATTATCCAAGGTAACCAATGATGTCACCTGTCTTTATATCGGTCGCCACCAAGTAGAGCTCAATGAATTGACCGAGTAAATATGTACGTTCGATCTTATAGATCGTTTGATTGATTCTCGCATGATGAGAACCATCATAGAGAAAGCTATTAATTTTGAGTGCTAAATCGATGCGGATATCTTGTTTTCGGCTTTCGTAAAACTCCTTTGAAGTGACCGAGAAGTTGATCCCGATCACTTCTTTAGAGCTTTGCATGCGGTAGAGTGGATTTCCGATAGCATCTTGGACGCTATCAAGCTTGAGTAAAACAAGACGAATGTTGGGTGAATTAGGAAACATTAGGTATTACCTCGCCTTTGGTGAGTGCCAGTTGCGTGAGCAACATGTCAAAGCTCTTTGGGAGTTCCTTCACGCTTCCATCGTTCTTAAACCCAAAAAACGTCTTGCAATAAATGAGAATCAGCGACTCAACGAGCGGGCTCGTTCCATCGGTCACGATAGTCGGAGCCACACCCGAGGAAATCAACAATTCTTTACAAGCTTCGATGTGCGAGTTTAGTTCGCTATCGGCATATGTCTCTTCAAGCGGAATTAACATCGACCGCTTCACGGTATCTAAAATCGCCATACGATCCGTCCTTTCTTAGGCTACTAGGCAGCAGCCTTTTTCTTGATGCGAAGGAAACCTTTATACCCGACGACGTTACCGCCTGCAAACACTGAAGCTTTGTAGACGATGATACCTTCTTTGAATTTGTAATCCGTCGACTTGCCGATTTCGATGGGCGAGAAGATCGGAACTTCGTAATTCTTGAGTGCACCATAAGCGATGCAATATTCCCCGACGGTCGTCGCAGGATCTGCGATCGATTTGCAGTGTGAGTTGATCACATACGGAATGCCATCGATGGTTTGATTGATGTAGTCGATGCTGTGGAGCTTACGGCCGTCAGTCGTGCGAAGGCTGGCAAATGCACGCAGGTCGTTCTTGTTGAGAATGAGGACTGCTCCACCCTCAACTTCTTCATCCCCGCCATAGGCGAAGATAATGTCATCGAGCGTCGATGCCGTAATAGCACTGATCTCGACGTCAGGGGTGTCGGCCAACGCAATGGCATTCGAACTGAAGATCCCCGTGAAGGTATTCGAGGTGCCAAGTCCACGCAGGATTTGCTGAGAGATTTTCTTTTTGAGCGAGATATTGATGTTGCGAATGACTTCCGCTTGGTAAGGAATCGAAGGAAGTTTTTCGAGCTCTTCAGTGATTTCCGTGAAAGCGGTCAATTTAACCTTGGTGATGGTGAGATACCCAAAGGTCGGTTCCGTATCACTGTAGGCTTGGCCTTCTGATGTTGCTCCAGCGATGCCGTTGCTCTTCACGAACGACTTCTTGTAGGTTTCCCCACCGTTGAGGTTGATGACGCTTACTTTATCCACGAGGGTGGAATATTGGGCGTAGGGTGCGGGGGCGAGTTGGTTGGATACCGTCTCAGGAAGCAAGATATCCGAGCTGGACACTTGAATGATGCGGTTTTCTTTCAGGGATTTGCCACGAAGCTCGAGGGCTTCTTTTTGGTTTTCACCACGATTGTCGAGCGTGAGAGGCTTGATTTCGACTTTGGAAGCGATGGCCATTTTGCGATCGATCATCGCGCGTTCGTCTTGCAGGGTGTTGCATTCGTTTTCGAATGCTTCGAGTTTGGAAACATCAGCTTCCGCTTC